CTGGCGGTACAGGCACTGATGGCATGCAAGTCCCCGTTGAAGCAATCCCTGCTTTCGGTGCTGACGATGCTGTGGCTGCTTTCTCTGTTGCTGGTGCTCGTACTGGCGCAAAGATCACCACCCAAAACCAAGTGACCTCTTTGAGCATCACTTCTGCTTGGAACCCTGCTGATCCAGCTATGTTGTTGATCCGTGATGACGGCTACAACGGCACTGTGGTTCGCACCTACGTTGTTGCTGTGTATGACGGCACTGACACTGTTGCCTACGCTTTCAACGGCATGGTTGGCGGTATGTCTTGGGACATGTCTCCTTCTGCTGAAGGCAAATTCAACTTCACAATCCACCCCATCGGTGGCAACAGCTACGGCTGGAGCAACAACGCCTAAAAAACAAGATGACAACAGTAAAAGACAACACAGACCTGTTGAGTTTCCTTGTAGGCCAAGCCGATTCTTCCAAGAATTGGTTTGGCTTTACTCAGCAGCGTATTACAGCCATTGCGTTGGCTCACGACATTGCACGGCATCATGCCGACAAGATTTCACCTGAAAAGGCTGTGGACTATGCCATCGCTTTGAATCAGGCCATCTACGACAAGATCATCAAAACTACACGATAGGAAAAACCATGTCACGACTCTCATCTGCTTTTGGCGACAGTTACCAAAAGGTATCTTCACATCTGCGTACCAAGAGCTTTGAGCTTGGTGGGCATGTCTTCAAAGTTCGCATCCCTTTGACCAAAGAGATGGAGCAACTTGAAGACCGCATCACAAAAATTGACGAAGCCGACTTGAACAGCCGATATGAAAAAATGTCTGGCAGTTTCCGTGACGGCACAATGATTGACGGCGTTGAAATCACTGAAGATGATGTGATTATCGAAGGCCGATCAACCAAAGGCTTGGCCCGTTCAGTCATTCTCATGGAGCAGCGCATTGTTGAGTACATCAAGCTGCTTGTGCCTGAAGTTGGCGAATGGGATGGCTTGACGTATTCCGATGTCGAAGCTGAATGGCCGATGACCGTCCAGCTTGAGATGATCGCCAAAATTACTGAGTGCATCCAACCCGGATATAAGGATTCTCGAAAAAACTGATTCAGGACGCTCACTCACAGGCTAGGGCATATATTTATGCTCACGGTGGGTGTCCTGACGATGTTCCGGTTGATGACCTGATAAACATCGAGATTATGTTGTCGGATGGCATGATTGGAAACAAGGCGCTGCTGCTGGCACTGAGTTCCTTGACCACTGGCAACTTAAACTCGAAAATGCAGAAGACGGCAAAGCCATTCCGAATGCAGGATGTCTTGCCGTCAACGCATGATTACATTGTTCCGCCTTTGAGTAAAGAGCAGCAACGTGAGCAGACCAATCAGCAGATGCTGACGTTTGTCTCGATGAAGCCCGGTTCTGAGGCATTCTTGAAAGTGTGACATGGCCTACACTCCGCAAAGCAAGTCATTCCAATTGGAAGGGTTTGCCGAATTTGAGCAGCAGTTGAAAGACTTGGCTGAAGGATTCAGGGGTGATTTGGTTGCACGAAATACTCTTACTCCTGCCGCAAAAGCAGCAATGGGTTCTGTCCTTGACTCAGCAAAATCAAGGGCGCATGTTGGCGACAAGCCAAGGGACGACAAGAACCCTATCCACATGCGAGACACTATTCGTCTTGACGCAAGAATTCCAAACGCAAAAGACCGTATGAGCGAGTATGTCAACGAGACAGATGCCGTCATTGCGGTTGTGTCTGTCAAGAAGAGCGCTGTGTCATTGGCAAACGAATTTGGCACATCAAAGGTTGCGGCACACCCATTTCTGCGCCCTGCACTGCAAGAAAATGCGGAATCTGTACTCACTGAACTAAAATCACAGTTGGCGGTCAGAATCCCTGAATACGCCAAGAAACTGGCGCGAAGGAAGAAATAATGGCTTCACAAAATATTGCCCGACTTGGCGTTGTCCTTGCAATGGACACTGCTGAATTTACTGCGTCTGTTGACAAAGCAATTTCAGCAAATGCAAAAATGAAGAGCGCTATCAAGCGGGAGAGCAACGCCGCTGAAGCTGAAATCATCAGGCTTACACACGCAACAGAAGATTACGGCAAAGTTTTAACGCAAGTTCAACTGACAGAACGAGAAATCAATTCTGGTCGGTACATGAACGCTTCAGAAAAGCACAAAGCGCAATTGCGTGAAACAGCCAAAGCATACGATCTCATTACGACTTCAGCCAAAGGTGCTGCTGGTGCTCAGTTCAAGATGAACGAGCAGCAGAAGCTGAACCTGACATATCAGACAACTGACTTGTTCACGCAGATCGCATCAGGTCAAAGTCCATTCATTGCGCTGCTTCAGCAAGGTGGTCAGTTGAAGGATTCGATGGGTGGACTTGGCAATATGTTCAAGGCTCTTGGGTCTTTCATCACGCCAGCAAGCATTGGCCTGACTGCGTTTGCTGCTGCGGTTGGCGTTGTGGGATATGCGGTATACGAAGCAAACCAAGAATTTGATAAGTTCCAAGAGTCATTGACATTGACGGGCAACTACGCAGGTTTGACTGCTACTCAGCTTGTCAGCATGTCGCGATCTATTTCAGAGGCTGCTGGAACTACTGTTGGCGATGCAACAAGTGCCCTTGATGCTCTTGTTGCTTCGGGGAAATACACCAGCACCTCAATTGAGGCGGTGACAAAAGCCGTCCTTACTTATTCAAAAGTTGCTGGCGTAGATGGCAAACAAGCCGCCGAAGCCTTGATGTCTGGCCTTGATGGTTCCGCATCAGGTGCAAAGTCTCTCAACGAAAAGATGAACTTCTTGACGTTGGCTCAATACAAACAAATTGAAGCACTAGAGAAGGCAGGTAAAAAGCAAGAAGCCGCAAAACTTGCCGCTGACATTTTGAGCCAAAGATTGGAGGCTCAAAAAAGAATTCTTGGTGATTACGAATTGGCTTGGGAAAAAGCAACGGTTGCAATGAGCAAGTTTTGGGCTTCGCTCAAGGAGTCAATTTCTGGCCCATCCACAACCACCGGAATTCTTGAAAAAGTAAAAGGCGAAATTGAGGCAATTGAGTTCTCTCTCAGCAAAAGCACCTCTCCTGAAAAATACACAAAGGCAGAAAGGGAGCGTCTTGAAATATTGAAACAACGAAGGGCAGAGCTTGAAAAAATAATTGAGACTGCGAAAAAGTCTGAAGTTCCACCAGATCAAAAGCCGGGAATTGCCGAGTACGACAAATACAAAGGGATGTTGGCAAGCAAGGCTGGTGAGGCTGCCAAAGCTGAATCTGAGGCAAAGTTTGCGGTGCTAAAACTTTCACTCAATGAAGAAAGACTTATTGAGGAAGAGGCCGCAAAGAAAATCAGTGATGCAAAAAGGGAGATGAATGAGAAAAACATTCAAGAAGATGGCCGAGCCACTCGACAAAACCTTTTGATTTTTCAAGACAAATCTATTGCTATTGCGGCGGAAACAGCAGAAAAAATCAGGAATCTACATACCAAAAGAATGCTTGCGGAATACCAAGAGTTTGAGCGCACGGAAAAAGAAAAGACTGACTTTGATGTTGCTCAAGACAAACTCCGAGAGGCTATCAGAACGGATGCTCAAGGTGCTACTCGTTCGCTTGAGATTGAGAAAGAGCGCCTTGAGTTGAAGTATCAACTGGTTTACGCCTCAGAAAAAGAACAGAAGTTGGCAATGATTTCTTTGGAGTACGCTCGTAAGCGCAAAGAGATTGAAGGCAGTCCAGACAAAGACTTTTTGACTGGTCAACTTGACCGCCAAGAAGCGCTGGAAAAAATGAACGTGAGCATTCAAGAGTCCATGCAAAAGACACAGCAAGTGTTTGACACTGTGTGGGGCAGCATGAGTGCTGCCATTGACAACTTTGTCAAGACTGGTAAGTTAAGCATAAAAGATTTTGCCCGTAGCACCATTCAAAGTTTGTTGGCAATGGAGATGAAAATTCAAGCCATGCAACTTGTTCGTGGTTTGATTGGTTCTGCATTTTCGGCTTTTGCTGGTGTTGGCGTAGGCTCTGTTGGCAATGCCATGACAATGAAAGCTGGCGGCGGCTATTTTGCTGACGGTGGCGATCCTCCTGTTGGCAAGGTCAGTGTTGTTGGTGAGCGTGGTCCTGAGTTGTTTGTACCAAAGACAGCCGGAACAATTATTCCAAACCACCTGCTTGGAGGCTCTGGAGGGACCACCAACGTCACAAACAACTACATTAACGCCATTGATGCCAAATCGTTTGAAGAGCGCCTTCTAGGCAGTTCTAACGCGATCTGGGCGGCAAACCAGTATGCCAACAAGAACCTTGCTACCAGCTTCGGGAGAACTTAATGTCCGGATTCCAAACAATCTTTGAGATTCAGCAGTCAATGACTGTGAACAACCGCAGGACAGTAGGGCAGCAAGTCAGCCGATCTGGTCAGGTTCGTGTGGCGCAATACCTAACATCAGTGCCGTGGGTGTTCACGGTTGTGCCGCACAACTACTTGCCCTATGCAACCTCCAGAGACATCATTCAAACGATTGACAACCTTGATCGCCAGTTGCCTGAAACCATCACGTTCACCAGCGCAAATCTGGGTTGGTTTACAGAATACCAAGGCGACTTGACCACGGCACAGGCAAATGCTTTGACGTTGGCCGCAGTGCCTATTGCCAACTCGCAAACCATCAGTGTCGGTAATTTGCCAAGCGTTGCATCTACCAAAGCTGTATTCAGGGCGGGAGATTTTCTTCAGCTTGGCAATTACTCGTACAAGGTGACGGCTGATGTTTTGCGTGGAACTGACGCAACAGTTTCCGTCAACCTGCATCGTCCAGTCATTGGGACTGTAACTATTGGCACTTTGGCTGGTGTTGGCAATGCTTGTGAATTTACCGTCTTGGCAGAGAAGTGCCCAACCTATACACTTGCACCTGCACCCGGTGGAGCTTTTGTCCAATGGGATGATGCGTTTGTATTTAGAGAGGACATCACAGGATGACAACAATAATGACCGCGCTGGATAGTCCATCTATCCGGCAAGCTGAATTCATCAGGTTGACGATGCCGTCAAACACCTACACGTTCTGCAATGCTGCTGCTCCGATTGATGTGAACGGCATGACATTCACAAACCTTGGAAGCCTGCTCCAGTTAAGTGACATCAAGCGTGATGTGAAAGCCACAAGTTCTGATTTGTCGATTTCTTTGACTGGCGTTGATGGGACAAACATTGCAATTGTTTTGGGCTCTGAAATCAAGGGTTCTCGCATTGAAGTTTGGCGTGGGTTCTTGGATTCCAGCAATCAAATCATTGAAACGCCAACGCAGCAGTTCTTCAAACGCTATCAAGGCATTGTGTCCAACTTCTCCATCACTGAAGATTGGAATGAGCAGGCCAGAACTCGTGTGGCGACTGTTGGTCTTTCCTGCGCTTCATTCAGGACGATCCTTGAAAACCGTGTTGGTGGTGTTCGCACGACACCAAAGATTTGGCAGGTCTACTTTCCCGGTGACACAAGCATGAACCGAGTGCCAACCATTGCAGGTTCGTACTTTGACTTTGGCGGACAACCAACAACAAATGGAAGTCAGGCAACATCCAACGCACCATCACAAAGAATTTTTGGCCGATGATAAGAAAAGCTACAAGATACGACATACCAAGACTGCTTGAGATTGTCGAGGCGTATGCCTTTGAGAATCCAATCACAGTCTTGGGCAAGCAAGTGAACCATGACCCTAAGTATGTTGAAAGCCTGTTGTTTGGCATCATCATGGGTCGCGGCTTCATTTACATTGACAACCACATGCGTGGCGCAATTATTGGCATCAAAAACCAAAATGTTTGGTGTCCAAAAGTGAGAGAATTGAATGAGTTGCTTTGGTGGGTTGAGCCTGAATACAGAAACGGAACAATTGGTGGCCGTCTGTGGAAAGCGTTTGACAAGGAAGCCACTGAAATGCTGGAGCGTGGCGACATCCATTTCTCCATCACATCAGTGTCGGCATCAGGCCCGTTGATTGATTACACCAAGCGTGGCTATAAAGCTGTTGGTGCAAGTTTTGTGAAGGAATAGATATGGTCGGGTCAATGATTGTTGCGGCGTACTATGGCCTTGCCACTGGCGTTGCTTTAACTGCGGGTCAGATGGCCGTTGCGTTTGCCATTAACTTTGCCGTTTCAACTTTGGTTTCTCGTGCTTTTGCCCCAGACTCAAGCGGCGGACAAGCAATAGATAACGGAGTTCGACAGCAAGTTCCGCCATCCTCTACAAATAGCATCCCCATGATTTATGGCGATGCGTATTGCGGCGGCAGATTTATTGATGCCGTGTTGAGTACAGATGCCAAGACCATGTATTACGTCATGGTGGTATCTCACATTAGCCCAAATGGTCAGTTCACGTTTGATACAACGGACATGTATTGGGGCGATCGCAAGATGGCGTTTGATGGCTCAACTCAAGTTGTAAGCCTGACTGATGGTGCTGGCAACGTAGACACAAAGGTCAATGGAAATCTGTTTATTGGGTTGTACACATCAACTGAATCAGGCGTAATTTCATCGACCAACGGCGCATCATTGCCTTCGGCATTTATGGGTGGTGGCGATATTCCATCCGAGTTGCGTTGGTCGCCTACTGGCCGTCAGATGAATGGCTTGGCATTTGCCATCATCAAGTTGAACTACAACCGAGATGCTGAAACCACAAACATGCAGACTGTCACCTTCAAGGCAAAGCAATACTTGAATGGAACGGGCGCAGCAAAGCCGGGCGATGTTTGGTACGACTACATGACCAACGAGTTGTATGGTGCGGCAATGGCGGCAGACATTGTGAATTCTGATTCCGCAACAGCACTGAATACATATTCAGATGGCTTGATCCCATACACGGAAAATGGGACTTCATATACACAGGCTCGTTACCGCATCAACGGCATTGTAGATACTGGTCAAAGCTGCTTGAGCAACATTAACTCAATGATGGTTGCATGCGATTCTTGGAATCAATACAACGCAGCCTTGGGTGAATGGAGTGTTGTCATAAACAAGGCGGAGACAACATCTATTGCCTTTAATGACGACAACATCATTGGAGAGATTCGCGTCAGTGCGTTTGACATCACCAGCAGTGCCAACCAGATTGAAGCGGAGTTTCCAAGTAAGCAAAACCGCGATCAATCAGACTTTGTGTACTACGAGACTCCTGCAATCTTGTTGTATCCAAATGAGCCTGTAAACAAGCAGTCCATCCAACTGTCGATGGTCAATGATTCGGTTCAAGCTCAATACTTGGCCTCTCGCATTCTTGAGCAGGCTCGGGAAGACTTGATTGTCACTATCAGCACTGCGTACACCGGCATTCAAGTTGACGCAGGCGATGTCATCTCAATCACAAACTCGTCATACGGTTGGACAGCCAAGCTGTTCCGTGTGATGAAGGTGTCTGAGATTTCCTTGCCTGACGGCAACCTTGGTGCAACCTTTGAGTTGAATGAATACAACGCTCAGGTCTATGATGACCGTGACATTACAAAGTACACTCCAGCGCCTAACACAGACCTTCCAGACCCTGCGTTCTTTGGCACACTGCCAGCACCAGCAATTGCATCCTCGTATCCATATGCTGCCGTGCCTAGCTTTAACGTCCAGCCTTATATGGGGACATCAGGATTTGTGACGTATGCGGAAATCTGGTACTCCGCATTCAGCAACCCAACAACATCGCAGATTTATCTTGGCGGCACAACCAGCGTTCCAAGCAACGGTGTTCCGTATTCTGTTGGTCAAACTCTTCCAACGGTTGAGCTTCAGATTCCTGCTGGCAATTGGTACTTGTTTTCTCGTCTGGTCAACCCTGCTGCTGTCAGCCAGTATTCGCCAGCATCGACCGTGTTCAACTGGAGGCCGACAACTTTCCAATACACAGAGCGATGGATTGCTGTTGCTTATGCTGACAACGCAACTGGAACATCTGGGTTCAGCTTGAACCCTCGTGGCAAGACCTACTATGGCTTGTTCAACAACACCACGGCAAACGGGAGCACAAACCCTGCTGACTACACTTGGTACGCAGGCAGCTTTGGCACAGTTGATTACTTGCTGATTGCCAATCGCTCAAATCGTAAGTTCAGCTTTGCTGTTGGCAATGCTGGCTTTGCAAACTTGGGTGGAGCATTTGTTCCAACACAAACATCTGTGTATGACTCTTCCGTGTGGGGTGCTTTGGAAGATGGTCAAAATTACATCGACTTAGATACAAGGACGGGCCAGCTCACCAAAGCAGGCACAACTGCCGTGAGTTCTGCCGATGGACTTTTGAGTGTCAGCAACAACACAAGTGGGTCCATGATTGTGTCGCTGCAAAAGTTCTTGAACTTTGGCTCTGGCATTTATTCCAAGTCATTTAATGCCGCCACGTTGACGGTTGACGTTTACGGTCGAGTTGTTGGCTTCACAGAGTCTGATGAGTTTTTCTATACAGAAAATGTTTTTAGCGCAACCAGTGGTCAGACATCTTTTTCTGTAACGCACATTGCTGGCAACAGCCTTGTGTTCAGGAACGGCGCTTTGCTGGATACCTCAGAATACACAGAGACGTCTACAACGATTGTGATGAATACAGCCTGCGCCACAGGAGAGATTGTTGTTGTCATCAGTATGAATGCCATTAGCACAGATCAATACTATGAGGTTCTTGGGACGAACATTTCATCAAGTGGGGCAAGTTCAATTGTCTATGGCGATCCAACGGACCAAATTGTTTCGGTTGGAGATTTGCTGTGCTTTGCCGCAAGCCAGCCAGCATCCGCAGATACGCCGACAACATTCACAGTCCAATCCGTTAATACATCGACCAACACCATTACCTTCACCACATCAATTTCTGGCGCAACTGCTGGACTTGGCGTGTTCAGGAAACGTGCTGCTGGCGCTGCGTACAAGCCATTCAGTCGGTATTCGTTTGACCTGACCAACTCATCATCCTACACGCCATCTGACTTTACTGTCAGAAACGGTTTTGAGTCCATTTACGTGAATGGCTCTCAATTCAATGAAGTGGACTATGACTTGTCAGGAAATGCAATTACAGGGTTCCCGGCCAATGTGACGGGCAAAATGACGGTCATTATGTACGCAGAGAACAACCTTGGCATTCCTGCTTCCAATGTGACCAACACAGTGGCCTATTCAACCAATGGCGCTTTGACTTACATCTTTGCCAGCAACCCTCTAGCGATGGAGGTTTACGCCAACGGCGCACTCTTGACCAAAGGGTCTGGCTACGATTACACTGCCAGTAGTTCAAACTATAATTTGACCAACGCATTTACAAACAATTTCACGCTTCTGAACCAGCAAACGTCTGCTCGGGCTGGCGCGGCGTAAGGACATCACATGACCCAAGCCTTCAATCTTTCGCAGCTTGCGAACAACTTGGATTCATCAGGCCGTCTTGATGCTACTGATGGCCTTGTCAATGCCGTTCCTGTGGCAAATGGTGGCACAGGAGCATCATCAGAGACTGCCGCAAGAATAAACCTGAATGTTCCGTCAAGGTCTGGCGCAGATGCAACTGGAACATGGGCTATTGCGATTTCAGGAAACGCAGCAACTGCTACAAGTCTTGTCACGACAAACTGGACGGTTGAGGAATCAGGAGGTCAGTTGCTATTTAAATACCTCGGCGTGACCAAATTCACAATGGATCAAACAAACGGCTTCAGTGCCGCATAAGGAGCCATCATGGCAGTTACAGTAAGCGGAACGTCAATTACGTTCAATGATGCAACGGTGCAAACCACGGCGGCAGGTGGAGCACCCACAACCGCACAAGTGCTTGCAGCCACAGCCGGGGCTTCAGTTGGGGCTGTTGGAACTTATGCGTTTTTGATAAGACTGACAACTGGTTCTTTTTCAGAAGGGGCTACTACGGCGGGTAGCACTTTAAGGTTTTATGGTACTTTGCCCCGAGGCACTTCCCTTTTTAATCAAATATCAAGCGGGGGTGCGGGAGGCGCTCCTGCGGGTACTTGGCGCTGTATGGGGACATCTTATACGCAAACAGATCCATATGCGGGTAACACAGGTTATGGCGCAACCCTTTGGCTCCGAATCTCTTGAAGGTGGCAACAATGCAATCGAATCTGACTTCACTTACAAACCCTGTTTGGTCTAATGCCGAGCACACACGTATTGACTGCAACATCACTACTTCTCAGTTTGGTGACGAGCAACTTCCTTTTACTGCGGATCAAAATGACGTTGAAGCACATGGTCGTGCAATTTTTGGCGATATTATTTCTGGGATTTACGGGACAATTGCGAAATATGTCGCGCCCCCGCCCGTAGTAACAGCCACTACGCCATCTGGTGAAATTCCAAAGGTGGTTTTATGAGCCAACCACTAATTCATATCGGCTGCGTAGCCAACTTATTCTCGCGCATGATGCGCTTTGAGAAAGCGGGCGACACCGAGCTGGGACACACCCACCAGTTTGACCACTTGACCTTGCTCGCAAAAGGCAAACTGAAGGTCACTGTCGAGGGCGTCCCGAGCGAATTCACAGCGCCGCACATGATTTACATTCACAAAGACAAAGTGCATGAGCTTGAGGCTTTGATGGACGAAACCGTGGCTTACTGTATCCATGCACTGCGCGACAAAGAAACGAACGAAATCCTTGATCCGAGCATGATTCCTGCGGGCGTTTCGCCTTTGGAATTTGCTGCGCCAGTTTGTAAGTAATAAGATAATCTTTGCAGGACAAGACAGCATTCGTAGCCCCGCGAGTTTGCGGGGAGCGTCACCACCCGAGATTTGGGGAATCAGATGGCTATCTTCAATAAAAACACCCTGACGCAAGTGTCTGGGTTTGACAATCCAATCATTGCTGGAGAGCTTGTCTATCAGCAAAAGACCTATTGGAATTTGGTGTTTACGGGCTCTGGCGCAACTCCCGTGAACCTGACTGGCGCAACCATCAGCGCTCAAATTGTCCGCCGCCTTATCAGCAACCTTCAGGATTCCCGAAACGGCCTGACATTTGACATTGCTGATTACAGCCCCGCACCAACACCTGTACCGATGACCATCACCAACCGCGATGATGCGCTTGGTAAATTTACATTGGTCATTGACCAAGATTCGTGGGATGTGGTTGCTGGCGATCCTGAGCTGGACATCTCCGCAGAAAGCCCTGTTTGCTTTTCTGGTCGCGTAAAAATTGAATTCCCTGCCAGCGGCGGAACACCTGAAGATGATTCAATTATTTTCCTGTTGTTCTTGGTTCGTTCTGATGGTGTTGTGAACACCTCTGCATCTGTTTAAAGGGAACCATCATGGCAAATTTAAATGTCACCGTCATTGACGGAAACAACATCAGCGTCCAAGTCACACCAACCCCAGATAACGTCATCAACATTGATCGTGGTGTTGCTGGCAATGGCATTGTTAGCATCACTGAAGTTGACATTGGCGATTACGCCTACTTGGACATTGTTTACAGCAATGGCACAGAAGAGCAGATTGGCCCAATTGGTGTTAGCAGTGCAATCCTGATTGACATCGAAAACAACATGGTCAGCATCACGGCTGTTGCTGGCGACCTTGCTGTCATCAATGCTGTCTATGCAAACTTGGCTGCGATTGACAACTGCAATGTCAACATGGCCGCAATCATTGCGGCCCCTGCCGAGGCTGCTGCTGCCGCTGCAAGTGCTTCGGATGCCGCCAACAGTGCCGCTGCCGCATTGACCTCTGAAAATGCTGCTGCTGGCTCTGCTGCAAACGCTTCGACTTCTGAATCAAACGCAGCTTTGTCGGCCACGGATGCTGACAATAGTGCTGATATTTCTGCCGAGCAAGCCGTCAACTCGTACAACTCCGCTGGAGAGTCCGCAACATCTGCTGCTGCTGCTTTGGCTTCTGAGAACGCCGCTGCTGCAAGCGCCAGTGCTGCCGACATCTCCGAGGCTGCTGCTGCTGCCTCTGCCTCCGATGCCTTGGCCTCTGAGAATGCGGCTGCTGCTTCCGAGGTTGCTGCTCTGGCTTCTCAGACGGCTGCTGCCTTGTCTGAGGCAAATGCTGCTGCTCTGTACGACAACTTTGATGACCGATACCTCGGCGCAAAGAACGCTGACCCTGCAACAGATAACGATGGCAACCCGCTGATAACTGGCGCTTTGTACTGGAACATTGTCAACAACGTCATGCGAACCTACAACGGCACAGCATGGGAGACAGCGTTTGTTCCATCGACAGACTTTGTGGCTAAGCCGCCAACAGCAACAGACAATGCCGTTCCTCGCTTCAATGGGACAAGTGGTTCGACCATCCAGAACTCTGGTGTCATCATTGATGACAACAACAACATTGCAGGCAACAGCTTCACTGGTGACTACGTTCAGATTGACACAACAGTCACTGAAGCTCCCGGTGTTGGCAAGATGGTTTGGGATGCAGCCCAAGGAACTATTGCATTTAACGCTCTTGCTGACGGCATTGTTCGTGTTGGGCAATCTCTCCTTGCTCGGGTTACTAACGCAGAATCAGTGACCATCCAAAAGGGTCAAGCAGTCTATTTGTTTGGCGCACAAGGCGACAGAGCCACTGTCAAGTTGGCAAGCAATTCAGGTGATCCTACATCTGCCAAAACATTTGGTCTTGCCAATCAAGCCATTGCTGCTGGTCAGACTGGCTTTGTGATGTGCCAAGGCGTGATTGATGGATTAAACCTGTCATCGTTTTCGGCAGGCGATTCGCTGTACTTGGGTTCTACTCCCGGTTCACTAACAAACATCAAGCAGTACGCTCCAAATCACCTTGTTTACATGGGTGTTGTTGAACGTGCCAACGCAGGCAACGGACAAATTTACGTTCGTGTGCAAAACGGTTATGAGTTGGATGAAATTCACAACGTATCCGCACAAACACCAACAACTGGTCAGACTATTGTTTACAACAGCGTAAGCGGTTTATGGGAGAAGTCAAACGCTCCTGTGCTGAGTGGCGCAACAGGTTTGCCTTTGGCTACTGGCGTGACTGGCATCTTGCCTGTTGCAAACGGCGGCACAAACGCATCCACAGCTTCTGACGCTCGAACAAATCTTGGCCTTGGCACTTCTGCTGTTCTTAATGCTGGCGTTGCAGACGGCGTGGCAACTTTGGATTCAAGCGGCACTGTTCCTTTGTCGCAAATTCCTGCATCCCTACAAGGCGCTTTGTCGTATCAGGGAACATGGAACGCCTCGACCAATACACCAACCATCCTTCCGGGCGTTGGCGTAAAGGGTTACTACTACGTTGTCAGTGTTGCGGGAAATACAACAATTGACGGCGTGAGTGGATGGGAGATTGGCGACTGGATTGTGTTCAATGGATTGGTTTGGCAAAAAATTGACAACACTGATGCGGTCACTTCTGTCAATGGTCACACAGGTACAGTAGTGCTTGGTTACGCTGATGTTGGCGCTCCATCTGTTAGCGGTGCAAACGCAACAGGCACATGGTCCATTTCCATTTCTGGCAACGCAGCCACGGCCACCACTGCGGCAACATCCAATGATCTGAATATCAATGGCTTGACATCAGAGTCTGCAACGCAGTCGTCTGACTTGATTGCTTTTTACGATGTGTCTGTTGGTGCAACTCGCAAAGCAACCGTTTCGCAACTTGCACTGGTTGGCCCAACTGGTCCGACAGGCGCGACTGGCCCCGTAGGACCGACTGGCCCCACAGGTCCAACTGGAGCAACTGGTACTGCGGCAACTGTGGCCGCTGGTCCGACAACAACAGGAGCCGCTGGTACTTCAGCATCTGTGACTAACAGCGGAACATCTTCTGCTGCCGTCTTCAACTTCACCATCCCACAAGGCGCGACTGGTCCTACTGGTCCTACTGGCCCAACAGGTACGACTGGTGCAACAGGCGCTCCCGGTCCTACTGGACCAACAGGTCCAACGGGTGCGACAGGTACTGCGGCAACCATTGCTGTTGGAACAACATCAAACTTGACTGCTGGCAGCGCTGCCACAGTTACAAATAGCGGCACATCTTCTGCTGCTGTTTTTAACTTTGGCATCCCAATTGGTTTGACTGGCGCAACTGGCCCAACAGGAGCAACAGGACCAACAGGCGCTCCCGGACCAACTGGTCCAACTGGCCCAACAGGGCCTCAAGGCATTCAAGGCAACACAGGGCCAACAGGTTCACCCGGCCCAACTGGCCCCACTGGTCCCACAGGTTTAACTGGCGGCCCCGGACCTACCGGGCCAACAGGAGCCACAGGCCCAACAGGAGCAACTGGACCCACTGGCCCAGTTGGCCCACCCGGACCCGTTGCTGGCTCAAACACACAAGTTATTTACAACAATGCTGGCTCTGCCGCAGGCTCTGCTAACTTGACTTTCAACGGAACAAACTTGACAGTAGGCGGTTCAGTTATTCATAACTCGGACGAGTCTTTAAAGACGAATTGGCGCGACTTTCCTGAAAACTTTGTGGATATGTTGGCGCTTGTGAAAAACGGAACATACGACAGGGTTGACCAAGCGTTGACTCAAGACGGCGTTTCGGCGCAATCTTTGCAGCCATTGCTTCCAAACTCTGTTTTGCTTGGCGATGACGGAAAGTTGTCTGTGGCCTATGCAAACGCCGCTTTGGTTTCTTGCATTAAGATTGCACAGCGCCTTCTTGCGCTTGAACAACAACTGAAAGACAAAACATGACACACCTTCCAATTTGGTACATGGGCCAAATCCCGACAGACGTATGCGATGCGGCTGTTCGGGAATTTATGGCTATTGAGCCGCAGTCTGCGTCTATGGGTGCAAATGGCGAGTATGAGGACAAGACGCACCGCGATACAGTGCTGCGCTTTGCTCCTGACAACCATTGGTTTGGCGGGGTAATGTATCAGCATGGCTTGGCCGCAAATCAAGCCGCAGGATGGGGGTATGACATCACAGGGCATGAGAACGTCCAGTTCGGCTCATATGGGCCTGCTGGACACTATGGCTGGCACATGGATACCTTTCCACTTTCCGGTCAGCCATTGGACCGCAAAGTCAGTGTCATCTGCTTGATGAGCGACCCGTCTGAGTACGAGGGTGGCGATCTTGAAATTCAGTTGTATCAGGATTACAAAGTTGATATGCAAAAAGGTCAACTTATTGCTTTTCCATCTATGCTGCAACACCGCGTTTTACCTATAATTTCGGGTATCAGAAACTCTGCCGTGATTTGGCTCAACGGCCCAAGGATGCGATGACATGGACAACCAACAACTCTTCAATATCGTAGTATCCGTTGCAGGGTTTTTGGCGATCTATCTCATCAACAGCTTGACTCGCACGATTCAGAAGCTGGAAGACAAAGTGAATGATCTTCCACATATTTATGTGGCAAAAGACGACTACCGATCAGACATTGCTGAAGTCAAATCCATCTTGAAGCAGATTTTTGACAAGCTGGACGGCAAGGCCGACAAGGCATGAAAGACTTTGCTGTTGCCTTTCTTGCAGCAGCCTTTCTTTTGGTTCTTGTAATTTGGTGCTTGCGTGTTTTTTACACTCTGTACTGGTGAACAATGGACCATATTACTATTCTTGCTGCCTTAGCGCCACTTGCTGTTGATCTTGGCAAGTCTTTGATTGGCAGGTTCATTCAAGCTGACGGCTACAAGCCCGTCAATGTGGATGAATACATAAAGATGAAGCAACTCGATCTTGAGTTGTTTAAGGCGATGAACGAAGCTGGAGGCTCCAACCCATCGTACCCTTGGGTTGAGGCCGCTGTAAGGCTGATGCGACCCTGCGTTGGCATCATCATTCTTGGCACATGGGCTTACCTAAAGCTAAACAACATTCAAAGCGAGTCAGTTGATAACTTTGCCAGCGCTATTGGCTTTTATCTCTTTGGTGATCGAACTCTTTTTTACTCTCGCAAATCAAAATGAAACAGAACTTTGCCGAATCATTGCAAAAGTTGTTGGTGCATGAAGGTGGTTTTGTAAACCATCCAGACGATCCGGGTGGCATGACCAACTTGGGTTGTACAAAGGCTGTTTGGGAAGAGCATTGCGGCCATCCTGTCACTGAGAAAGCGATGATGGCATTGACTCCCGCCGATGTTGCACCACTGTACAAGCGCAAATACTGGGACAAAATTCAAGGCGATGAATTGCCGTCTGGAATTGATTATGCTGTTTTTGACGCTGCCGTAAACAGCGGTCCGGGAAGGGCTGCAAAATGGTTGCAAGCAACGGCTGGCGTTGATGTGGATGGCAGCATTGGCCCAAAGACATTGGCGGCAGTGAAAGCGATTGTCCCAAGCGACTTGGTTCAAGACTATTCAAAGCGCCGTCTGTCATTTATGATGGACTTGCCTACTTGGGGTACGTTCGGCAAGGGTTGGACTCGCAGGGTCAACGAGGTTGAGCAGGTGGCTCTGAAGATGGCTGCAAACTGATTGGAGCGTAGCAGCAAGCCTCTGATGCGCTTGTTTCTACGCTGACAATTGGAGTGCGTGGCCCCAACACTTGTTCAGGGTGTTGGAGCCAGCGCTTGCAGTTCTTGCAGTAGTTGTCCACCACTTCTGGATCGCAACGACATACATCAAACAGCAGTGGGGTCATCTTTGTACTCCAACTCCAGCAGCAACTCTAAGTAATGAATTGCCTTGCGAATGTCGGCAGCGCCGTTCTTGTCCTTGTGACGGGTGACATATTTGATGACATTGCCCTCGCAGAAGCCAAGCTCGTTTGCGTGGATGTAGACGATAGGCTGGATGCCTTTGTCCTTGTAATGACTGCCTGATACCTGTTTATCAAGCGCAGACATCACGACCCCTTGACGAAAACGCCATTGGGCATCAGAGTGCCTTTGCGGTGCTTGATTTCGGCATAAGCCTCTTTCATGCAACTCACCAAGTTAATGTCTTGCAAGGCGCAATAGTTGACCAAGCAGACCATCACATCACCAACGCCATCAATGATCCCGGCGCGGTCTTTCTTGATGGTGGCATCAGCCAGTTCGCCAAGCTCAGACATAGCCTTGAGCAACTGTGTGTCAGGGGTGCTGTTCGGAATGATCTTCCGAGCTTCAGCCCACTGAATAATCTTAATCTCTACATCTGCGTAACTCATGCTTGCTCCAGTGGAAGGCTGTCTTGTTCTGGTCGCAAAGCAGTTTCAACTTTCTTTCCGCAAGAGGCAAAGTCAATCAATTGATCTTGCGTTGGGATGTCAACATTGATGATGCCGTGAGCAACGTGATTGAGGGCTTGTGCGCGAGTATTGGCGCGAACAAGGCGGGTTTCTTGGCCGTAGTCAACGATGTAAATGCGGGACATATCTTCTCCTGTGGTTAAAAAGGGTGGGCCGCTACTCGCTGCGTCTGGGTATTTCTTTCGACACCTTTGGAGTGCCGCCAGCATCCGCTTTTGCGGCCCGTTAATCATGCTTGCCAAGTAACCGCTTTAACAGCCCACATTTGGGATGTTTGAGCTTCAGTGATGGCAATAGACAGCATACGCTTGGCTTCTTGTGACGCATCATCAAGTGACCGATGCTCGTTCAACAAGTCAACAATCTCAGCAAACTTGCTCTTGATAAGATCAACGTCTTCACGGCCACCGGGGTTAAAACTAACGCCACAGGCTTTTTGTCCAAATGTCAATTCAGTCATTTTATTTCTTTCATTTGATGGTTAAACGATCCTTGCAAACAATGTAGGCTCCAGCGACAGGCTCACCAGCAAGAATTGCGTTCTTGATCTTGGTTTTGCTTGGCTCTGGAGGCTTTGGATCGCCGCACAGTTCAGCAGGGAACTTTGCGCCGTCCTCAAGTACAACGGATTCATCACGGTCAACATACAGCTTGACAATGAAAGACCCGTCAGCAGCCTTGATTTCGTGGATTCCAGCCGTCTTCATGTTGTCGGCAAGGTAATCCCTCAACTTCTCAGCTTTGCGCTCGTAGGCTGTTTGCAAGGCTTTGATGCGTT